AGATTCCGTGTTGAACCGGACATCACTAACACAGGAACGGTTGACAAAATCCTATATAGAAGCTAATATATACTCATGGACCTCCATGACGAACTGTTAGCATTAATTTCTAATAAAAAAACTACACCTAACGGGTGGACTAGTTTTAATGCTCCCTGCTGTGTACACAATGGTGAAAGCCGAGATACCAAGAAGCGCGGTGGTGTGAAACGCACAGACGACAATGGTGTGAGCTACCATTGTTTTAACTGCGGATGGAAAGCCAGTTGGAGACCAGGTAGGAATCTAGGCGCACGTATGAAAGACCTATTCCGTTGGAACGGGGCATCGGATGAGCAGATCAATCGCCTAGCGTTTGAATGCATGAAGATAGAAGCAGGTAAGCTAACAGATACGAACGGCATTATAACCCTACCTGTGTTCGTGCCTCGTGACTTTCCACCTAACAGCCAACGGATAGATGCAGATCTAATAACAAGAGAAGAGCGTGTTATTCCAGTAGTTGAATATATCTATTCAAGGGGGCTAACACTAGATGACTTTGATTTCTATTGGAGTGAGAGATATGCAGATAGATTTATCATACCGCTGACTGTAGATCAAAAACCTGTTGGTTATATCGCACGTAAATGTGGCAAGGGAAATCCTAAGTATCTAACAGAGCATCCTGCGCACCTAGTATTCAATCTAGATCGACAGGGATATGATCGTAAATTTGTTTTGGTATTTGAAGGTAGCATAGATGCAGTGTTACTAGGAGGTGTCGCTGTATTGACTAATGAGATATCAGCACAGCAAGCACAGCAGATCAACAGCTTAGGTAGACAGGTAATAGTAGTTCCGGATCGAGATAAAGCTGGAGAATCTATGATACGACAGGCTATCGAACTAGGGTGGGCGGTGGCATTTCCAGAATGGGCCGAGGATATTAAGGATGCAGGTGATGCAGTTTTAAAATACGGCCGTTTAGCTACCATGCTAAGTATATGCAAAAATGTAGAAACTAGTGATCTAAAAATTAAACTGAGGATGAAGTTATGAAAACTTTCTTGATAGAACTTTGGAATTTAATTTCTTGGCCTTACAAGGTCTTTAAAGACAAGCAACGATACAAGAAGAGATTAGCTGAACTACGCAAAAGGGACCCGTTTATATACAAATGATCACATGGGGAATTTCGGCTAATAGCCACGACGCTGCTGTAGCAGTATTTGACAATAACAGTTTGATGTTTGCAAGCCAAACAGAACGTTTTAGCGGGATAAAGAATGACGCTAACATACCCGCTAGTATGGTACAGTACCTGAAGAAAAAATATGGTGATCCAAAAGAAGTATTTTGGTATGAGCGTCCTCTTAGTAAAACATTTAGACAGCTGTGGGCAGGGCAGGGCTGGAAATGGCGAGATAACGATATTAGGACTTATCTAGAAGATCGAGATATAACTGCTAATATCACTTACACGGATCATCATCTGTCTCACGCCGCAGCAGCATACTATACTTCTCGTTTCAGAGAATGCGCTGTTCTAGTAGTAGATAGCATCGGAGAATGGGATACTGTTAGTGTATGGAAAGCTAGCGACTCTAAGCTAAAGAAAGTTTGGACTAGGTCCTATCCCAATAGCCTCGGACTGTTTTACAGTGCTATGACACAGCGTGTCGGACTTAAACCTCAAGAAGACGAGTACATACTCATGGGTATGGCCGCATATGGAGATCCACACAGGCTCAAGGATCAAATGTATGCAGATATGTTCTCCAATGACGGAGTAAAGAAAAACCTGCATAGGGGCTATGCTAATTGGTTGTTTAGCTTAAACACTACACAGGATCTATTTGATATAGCCGCTGCTACACAGTGGATATACGAGAGAGAATTTGAGAAACTGTTGATGATAGCCAGACACCATACTGGTAGCGATAATCTAGCATTAGCTGGAGGATGTGCGCTTAACTGTGTGGCAAATGTGTTAGCTTGGCGACAGTTTAAAGATGTATGGATATTTCCTAATCCAGGAGATAGTGGATCGGCTGTTGGTGCTGTACTGGCACACAAGAAGAAACATATAAAGTGGAATCACTGTTTTTGGGGACATAATATATCAGGCAACTATCCCGTACAAAAAGCCCTGCTAGATTTAACGACTACAGGCATCGTCGGAGTAGCTAATGGTTCTGCGGAGTTTGGTCCCAGGGCACTGGGAAATCGTAGTTTGTTAGCAGATCCTACTACACTAGATATGAAAGAGAAAGTCAACACGATCAAACAGAGACAACAGTTCCGACCTTTCGCACCCGTGATATTAGAAGAGCTAGCCGACGAGTATTTTGATTTAAAAGGTAAAGATTCTAGATATATGCAGTATGCAGTCAAGTGTCTGAAACCAGAATCTATACCTGCAGCACTACACGTAGATGGAACCTGCAGGGTACAGACTGTACCGTATAGCAATCATGGACTACGTGTGTTACTAGAAGAATGGTATGAACTAACCGGATGTCCTGTATTATTAAACACAAGCCTAAACATCAAAGGACAACCTATGGTAAACGATCTCTGGGGTGCGAAGTGTTTCGAAGAACGATACAATGTAAACGTACACACTTACGAAAAATAAGATTGCTATACCAACAGGGAGATAGTATAATAAACTATGGCAGATTATAATTACGACATACAGAAACTCTATCTTGAAATGTTCTTGGCAGATGCAGAAACATTTGTGCGTTGCCAGAACATATTTGACAGCGAGAACTTTGATCGTAGATTGAAATCTACAGCAGATTACCTAAAGACTTATGTTGACAAATACAAGGTGATGCCCGAGCTACGCATCATCAGGGCCGAGACCGGGTTAGACCTATCGGATGCTACAGATGTTCCTAAAGAGAACTATGACTGGTTGCTAGATGAATTTGAGAGATTCTCTAGACATAAGGCGCTGGAAAGGGCTATCTTAGAGTCGGCAGACCTATTAGAAAAAGGCGAGTATGGTCCAGTAGAAGCCAAGATCAAAGCAGCAGTGCAGATAAGTCTAGCTAAAGATATGGGCACAGACTACTTTGCTGATCCTAGGGCGCGACTGCTGATGCTTAAAGACAACAACGGACAGTTGAGCACAGGATGGAAAGCTGTTGATCAGAAGCTATATGGTGGATTCAATCGAGGTGAGCTTAACATCTTCTGTGGAGGATCTGGCGCAGGCAAGAGTCTGTTCTTGCAGAATCTAGCTGTTAACTTTGCGAGTGTTGGACTTAATGTATTGTATGTTACGCTCGAACTTAGTGAAGCACTGACTAGTATGCGCATTGATAGCATGATCACAGGTATCACTACCCGTGAGATCTTTAAGAGCATAGACGAAGTAGAACTAAAAGTACGGGTGGCAGGCAAGCGCAGCGGAGCTATACAGGTCAAGTATATGCCCAGCGGTAAGAATGTAAATGATCTACGTGCTTATGTCAAAGAGTACAGCATACGCAAAGGACATACTCCAGATGTTATCTTGATCGATTATCTAGATCTACTGATGCCCATATCGATCAAGATCAGTCCTGAGAATCTATTCATCAAGGACAAGTATGTGAGTGAGGAATTGCGAAACTTTGCTATGGAGATTGGTGCCATCACTGTAACAGCAAGCCAGCTGAACAGAGCAGCAGTGGAAGAAGTAGAGTTCGATCATAGCCATATCAGTGGTGGACTATCTAAGATCCAAACAGCAGATAACGTGATTGGTATCTTTACTAGCCGTGCTATGCGTGAGCGCGGACGCTATCAGATACAGTTTATGAAGACTAGAAGTAGTAGCGGCGTAGGGCAGAAAGTTGATCTAGCGTTTGATCCAGATACGCTGCGTATCACAGACTGCGATGAGCAGGACGAAGATAGCAATCCAACCGGTGGTCGCAATCGTATCGCTGAAAGCATCAAGAATCGTACTACGGTTACTCCGGCACAAAAGACAGAAGCCGATCCTATACGAGAGATGGCCAAGGTACGTGCTAATGTCGGAAGCTCAAAGCTGAGAGAACTGCTTAACAATATAGAGAGTCCGGAAGACCTATGACGTTTTGGATATTTGGAGACAGCTACGCAGAGATCGATGGCGGCGGTAGAGATACTAGCTTTGCTTGGACAGAAGCAGTGGCAAAACATTTCAATCAACCTGTACGTAATCTGGCACTAGGATCGACTAGCTTATCTTATACATATGATCGAGTCGAATCTGTTAGAAACGATATACTACCCGGAGATGTAGTGATAGTCTGTTTAACACACGTTATCAGGCAATGGTTCTTCCGTGACAGACCTATGCTATCACACGCCTGGAGCTTTGATCATCAAGAGCATCCTTATGGCAGAGATGAACGAGATGCTTTTGAGAAATTCATAATGTACCTAGACAATCCTAGGAATCAGGATCTCGGATTGATAAACTTCTTGTATAATCTAAATGATCTAGCCGGCAAAGGTGTTAAGATCATAGTGATGGCCTGCTTTCCAGAAACAGAAGATGTTTATAGAGATATGACTGATAGATGGTCTAATCTAAGATTCGCGATAGGATCTCTTGTTTCTATAAGCTATCAAGAGATAGATGAGGCAGATCGCAGCCGGATAGAGCAGCTGGTGAGGAGAGATCCCAGGGCTGGACATTTCTTGAGATCTACACACCCTATCCTAACCAATAAGCTGATACAGACTATCGAAAACGGATATCTATTGAATCTAACCACAGGATTCGCTAGAGGCATTATAACGCTAGACAAGATCACTGATCGAGGATTTATCTCTAGCGAATTCTTTTACGATCTATCAGCTTAATCGTTTGGCGATATATCCAGCAACGGCAGCCGCAGTCAATGGTCCCGGATGTCCTAGATCTCTAGCAAAATCTACTCTTTCCACCCAATCGCAATTTATAGCTTGCGCGGTATGCCAAGACTGTGTTAATGAATAATACCTAGTGCGGTTTTTCCACAGCGTTTCGCTCATTTCTTTAACAAAGATCGCCTGTAGCTGTGCATT